TTTTTCACGTAGTTTTTTTTTTTTTTTTTTTTTTTTTTTTTTTTTGAAATTAGTTTCTTACGAAATTTTTATTCTGGCCTTATTCATTTGATATACACTTATTAAGATATTTTATACACATATCGTCATGTACAGTGATTTAATAACTTATGTGTTTTATATCCTACATTATAACAATGCCTCGCACAATCGGAATCACATTTTGCACATCTCAGTACGAGGGTTCCGCTGCGGCTTTGAGACACTCCGCTCTAACATCCGGAGGTTTCGATGAATTCAGAACTTTTGGGCCCCAGGATGTCACATGGCTTCAAGACACACACCCTGAGCACTTCGAGAATTCTCGAGGATTTGGTTTCTGGTGTTGGAAAGCGTTCCTTCTGAAGTCTGTACTTGGGCAACTTCCGGAAAACGATGTCGTGGTCTATGTAGATTCGACGATGATGTTCGAACGTTCTATTAAGCCATATGCGAACGCGGTTTCAAACGGAAATCCCATCTTGGTATGTCGTCTGGGTAACTGGAGTAATAATGATTATAGGAATCGTTTATGGACAAAGAAGTCTGTGTTCAATGCGATGAGGGCCGGGCCTATTGCATCCGAAGAAATTCAGCTCAACGCAGCTTTTCAAGTTTACAAGAACTGTCCCGAATCCCGTGCTTTCGTTGATACATACCTCCATTACTCTCTACAGCTCGACATAATCAACGATGATGGAAAGGATTCGTCCATCGTAGACACCCGTCATGACCAGAGCATCCTCAGTATCTTGGTATCGGAGAACCCTCTCGTTACTGTGTCTCGGGACGTTACCCAGTGGGGTCGTGAGGATCCTCCCGCGTCCGTCAAGCAACCTACTGGAGGTGTCGTAGAAATAGATGCCGTTGACGAAAACGGAATTATGCACAATCTTGTCAACCACCATCGCCGGATTCTTAAAATCCCAAAGATCGTCGTAATCACGCCTACACTGGGAGGTGCTTTTCTAGACAAGTGTATTGAGAGCGTTCAACAATCTTCGCTTCCCAATATTGAGCACTGGGTCGTCGTGGACGGAAAGGAACACGAATCCAAAGTAAACACGATCCTCGCCAAGTACGAGCATCGCCACCCTATCGTGAAATTTACCCTGCCCCAAAACGTGGGTGCTGGTGGTTGGAATGGACATAAAGTATTCGGCTCCGTGCCTTGGCTCGTCAACGCAGACTATATTTCTTATCTGGACGATGACAATGTCGTGACCCCAACTCATTATAGCGACCTTCTGCGGGGCATCATCAAGAACCCCGAGAACAAGTGGGCGTATTGCCTTCGGTATCTGATCGACAAGGATGGCAACACCATCGGGAAGGACAATTGTGAATCTCTCGGAGGTATTTCTCATACTGTTGCAGGTCGCGGGGATTACCTCATCGACACTTCATGTTACCTCATCGAGCGGGATCTCGCGATTACTCTCGCACCGACGTGGAACGCCAAATTCCGCGATGACAGGGGTCGTCCCGAGCCCGACAGGGAGCTATGCAAGAACCTGTTGATGTCGGCACCCCACGCCGTGATTCGCAAGCACTCTCTCGGGTATCGCATCGGATCCACTGGTTTGTCCGTGTCTGGCAATTTCTTCGAGCGCGGAAACCAAGTGTTTGGCTACGACTTCGATAAGTTCGATGACATTTACATTTTCCACTTTTCGCAGAAAGCCACCGACGACTTTATGATCGCACGCCATAAATACCACGAAAGAAGTTATGCTCTGGATGAGTGGCAGATGACACTTCTTCGAGGTCTGGACGGCATGAATGGTGGTAAATTCAATCTTATCAACGGATTCACGAATTTCCCGAACATCCCCCACGGAGCCACCGTGCTCGTGAGCCTATGCAACCCCGGTGAAATTCCTCTAGACTTTCTGGCACAGAGACCCGATCTTCACAAAATTGTATACACTCTGGAATCTCCCAATATCAGGCACAACGGCCAGTGGAACGCGCAATGGCTGACAACTCATTTTGACGTGTTGATGACTTATTTCAAACCGCTTCTAAATAGTCGAAATGATGTTGTGTTCACGGCCCATAATTGTCATCACGGAGACCTGGATGATCCTCTCGATCGTGCGGTGCTTCTTCGCGAAAACGCAGGAACTGGTAGGTCAGTGTGCATCGTACTAGAACGTCGCCCCGAGCTCATGGGAAAGCAAGAATACGCGGTGAATGGCGTCCATCTAAAGTGCTTGGACTATCTACGCGAGGATCTAGTCCGAGGTCTAGATGATGTCACCGCGTTTGGGATTAATTGGGCGGAGATCGCGGATGGCAAACACATTAAAACGTTCCAAAACGTTCATCGGTCCAAAGACCCGAAATCAGCTGTCGAGCACAAGATGAACTTCACTTTTGATCTAGTGGTGGAGAACTGCGATGCGGATTGGTATACTTCTGAAAAATTCTATGATAGTCTTTCGGCCGGATGCATCCCGCTTTACTATGGCAACGTGTATGACAAGCTGAAGGAGCTCATTCCCGAAGGTCATGATGGTGCGTATTTCGATCTCAAGAAACGTGGGATCGAGACAGGCGAACAACTCCAGAAACTGATTGACTCTATCAGCGACGAACAACTGGTGCAGATGAGAAAGAACGTGGTAATGTATCGCGAAGCCGTTCTCAAGTCTGTAGGAACAAAGGCCTTTGCGGAGAGTGTGGAAAAAGCTATTGTGCTGGCCAAAGAACTGAAAAACAAGGTCGAACTTGTATAATTTGGTGATTTATCAATACAAAGATATCATATGTCATATTTTTTCTCACAGAAATCCATTTGTTTTGTTTTCATTTGTGATTTTATCTAATGCTTTCTCGGTGTGACTTTCTATTTTCTGATGGCGAAATTTTACATCGTCAGGCACTCCTTGGTGGTAACCACGAGGATTGGTCACACGCAATTTAGCAGCATCCTGTAAAGATATCTTCGTTCTCTTTTCACCACGTTCAGTTTCTAAAAAATCAGTTACACCATTCGCAGGAGGTTGTAAACACAACGCATCCACGGCTTCGTGTGTGTATGTTTGTATCGCTTTTTTCTTCCCCATTATACGTTCGGTGCCATCGGGAAGTTTTTCTATTATTTTCTTGTCTCTTTCTACCAAAGCACCGGGAAGTTTCTTAGCGTCTCGCGTGAACATCAACATCTTACCAGGCATCGTTGCGATCTGTTCTGGCGCTCTGTATCCCAGATGATCAAGTTCTCGTAAATATTCCACAAAGTCTTCTTTGGTCGTCCTCTCTGGAAGTGTCAGATTTATGTTCACGGTGTGTGTGCTGTTGTCGATACGAGAGCTGTTATCGGTGTTGGTTGTGGTATAGTTTGTCGTATTCCCCACAAGAGGGGCGTTGCCAAGTGCTGCCAAGTGGTCTTCTTTTAAAACGAACTCTTTAATCTCATCTTTCATGAGATGCCCACACGCGACTTTTTTGTGTCTGCTGGCGTTTCCAGGGTGTGTTGATTTGAAACCACAACCACAAGAATATATACGAAATTTATGCGTTTCTATATTCATCTTTTATAGATATTGACTAAAATATTAAATTAATAATATATGTACATGATGGGTACACACTTTTTGGGTACACACTTTATTTTTTTTATTCTTTTTTTCTAAATACATTTCTTTGAAAATTTTTATATACTATAAACGTTTCGTCTGGTATTTATTTCAAACTACTGGTATTTATAGTTATTTTACATATAAAGATGTATCTTTAAGGAGTTATCCTTATTTTTTTTTATTCTTTTTTTCTAAATACATTTCTTTGAAAATTTTTACATGTATGTAAATGTTCAGTCTGGTCATTAATCACATGGTTCAAAAAAATAATAAATATACGTTCCAACTCGGGTAGGCGGGGAACGCTATTTGAGATGCTATACCGTGAGGGAACTTTCACGAATCCAAGGATTTCCCGACGATTTTGAGTTTGAGGGAACGGCGGCGAGTGTCATACGGCAGATAGGAAACGCCGTTCCACCCACGTTCGTGTCGCGATTCGTAGAAAAATTACTCGAAAATCGGTAGATTCATGATTATGTTCTTTGTGAGACGCCCGGAACCACATACTTTTTTGAGATAATATGCCGTCCTGCTATCGCACAGAGATGCGTACACTTTATCAACGTCGGCGCCAAATATCCCAACGAGACAAATGTCGAACAGGAAAGACTCCGCCTCGAACATGGACGTTTTCAAGATATATTCCGACCCCATCACCACGCCGTTACTCCTGAGTAGTAAAATACATTTTCCACTGTGTGTTTTGATTTGTTTGTTAATGAACAGCCTGTCTTTATCAAAAGACACTCCCCCCTGGGAAAGGTCTTTCTTAAGAACGAACGGTGTATGCGACGGGTCTCTTGAAAATGAATCCTGGAGCGTTTTTGTCATCATCCCGTATTTCACGAAAACATCAACATCCTTCAGTTTCTTCACTCCCTCGGACATCGTGGTTAACTCTTGAGCATCTTCTGTAATAAACCCACCAAAGCTGTACTTTGTGTTATCTCCCGGCGTATTTTGGATTACGAGGATGCTTACTCCAGCCTTTGTATCTTTGAATGTATGTTCGCGAATGGTTTCGAAGTGTATAATCTTCTTGGTAAGTATAAGATCGCGAACCGGCTGTGAGAAATGACCATTCATTATGGTAGACGGTAGTACCATTGCAAGAACACCATTCTCGTTCAGGTGTTGAGTAATGCATTTGTATAGAATTTCGATATACAGGTTAGATCTTCCCACCGACGCCTCTTTGAACACGGGTTTCATTTGAACAAACGGAGGGTTTCCTATAATGAGGTCAAACTTCCCTCCGTCAAAAGTCAAGAAGTTCTGGTTATGGATAACAGACCGCGGGGCATTCCCCTTTGCAACGCCAGATAGAGTCTCGTCTAGTTCCACTCCCTCGAGACTGGCTTCCGGAAACATCATCTCACAGTCTGCCAAGAATTCCCCCGAACCACACGTCGGTTCTAGCACGCTTTTTGGGGATATGTCGATATACCGTAAGATAATGTCTCTGAGTGGTTTTGGTGTAAAAAATATTCCATTTTTAGCCCTGTGTTTCATGTCCAGCTGTTTCTGTACCAGGAGAGATGACTCAAGAAAATCCATTACGAGTAGCTGGTATTTTAAATTTCAATGTTTTTACGACTACTTAGAACTACTGAAATGCCAGTAGGGGCTTGCAGCTGTTGCCTGATTTATGTCCGTTTATCTCCCTTTGTATCCAATCATAACATTGGGAGATAAACGGACAGTTTGAACTACCGGCAAATATTATATATACGATAGGTAAGGTAAGACATGCTGATCGCTCACCGCGGCTATTCTGCGATGTATCCGGAAAACACAATGACCTCATTCAGGAAAGCACGTTCCAAGGTTATAGAGTTTGATGTTCGGAAGACCTTAGATAATGTCCCCGTGGTTATTCATGACCGTACATTAGACAGAACGACGACTGGGACCGGAGATGTAAAGAAACACACTTGGGAACACATACAAAATCTTCATATCAAAGGTGGTACCGAACGAGTGCCGTCTCTTGATCAAGTATTACAGACTTTTGGCGATGAGTATTCGTACAATATAGAAATCAAATCGTCGGACACCGCGAGTGTCGTAGTGGATTCTATCAAAAAGTCTGCCCTTCCGTACGGAAATACTCTGGTGACATCGTTCAAGTGGGACGAAATCAAGACAGTTCGCAAGCTTGACGACCGCATAAATACCGGTCTGATATCGATTGTTAGACCAGAACGAGCGATACGAGAATGTGTAAAAATAGGCTGTGCGGTGGCGGTACTGAATCACCTCAGTATCACACGCGATGTTGTGAATTATGCCAACGAACGTGGTATAGAAATATATAGTTTCACTGTGAATTCTCCTGACGAAGCTCGTAAACTGATACAATACGGTGTGTCTGGGATAATAACAGATGATTGCGAACTTTTCAACGAAACACTCATATGATCACAAACTCATTGACCATGTGCGGTCGTACGCAGTCTTTCTGGAACCATGTATTTACTTGAAGACGGAAAGAAGAGAATTAAATGTTGAGGATTTTGATGAGAGTGATTTCTCGATCCTTGCGTCCCCAAGAATTTCAGCTGCAATTGACAACTTCTTTTGCTGCGTTGCGATGATGTGGTCATCGATCGAGTTGTTGATAACGAGCCGCTTGACGGTCACTTCCTTCTTCTGTCCAATACGATGCGACCTCGCAATTCCTTGCAATTCTGAAACAGCATTCCACGCCAGTGAATTGATGTATACTCGGCTTGCCGCCTGCAGGTTCAGTCCGACTCCACCCGCTTCTATCTGAATAATAAAGAAATTCACGTTGGCATCATTTGAAAACCTCTCGATCGCCTCTGCCCTGTCCTCCATCTTGACTTTGCCAGATATAACCACAGATTCGTGCCCGATCTCCTTGAGCATCTCCCGGACCGATTCGATTTCCTTGATCCAGTGCACAAAGATGATAGTCTTTTCCATCGGAGCCGTTGTAATATCTCTGCGAAGCATGCTCAACTTGGTAGACTGACCGTCGAACACTGTATCCACAACTCCTTCGGGTAGCATCGTCGCATTTGTGACCGCCTGTCTGAGCCTGAGCAGCTGCTCCAATATCCTCATGCGACCCTCGCCATTTGAGTACATTGTGTATGCTTTGAGCAGGAGCTTGCCGTTTTCCACAAGTTCGTTGTAAATCTCCTTCTCGTCCTCTGTTTCGAAATCTGACCGGATATCTTCAATCGACAGCTCCGGGATCTTGATACTACTGACGTCTTCCTTGACGACTCTGTAAAGATATGTCCTTGCCGCCTGTGAGAGTGTCACCTGAAAGATGGACATAAATTCCAGTAGTGTCTTGAAATCATTCTGGCTCTTATTGATCGGCGTTCCACTCAGCCCCCATTTTGTACTGCTCTGAATTTGTTTGATGAGTTTGTAGCTCTTCGTTTTGTTGTTTCTGATCATGTGGCATTCATCCACGACGATCCGGTCAAATTCAAATGACAGCAGCTCCGACTCATCATCTTTCTTCATGCTCGAAAATGTCGAGATGGGTGTGATCACTACGCGGTGTTCAGAAAGGACCTCGCGAGTAATCTTTCCTGTGCTTGAATCGTTTGCAGAGAACACAAATGGCGTAATATTCGAGAACTTCTCAAACTCTGCAACCCACTGAGGAAGAATGTTCTTGGGAACCACGATGAGTGTGTGCTTCATATCATGAAGGCAAATTGTCGCGATTGTCAACACGGTTTTTCCGAGACCGCAATCTAGGCACAAGAAGCCACCAGGGGCGTCTGATGATGACTCACGTTCCAGCATCCACAATAACGCTTTCTTTTGATAGTCATAAAGCTTTCCAGTGAACTTGAGGTCGAAAGAAGTCATGTTGGGAGCTTTGGTTGAATTTAATGGTAAATACAAAGTTTGGTATTATATGTTCATTTTTGATGCCGGGGTCAAATGACACCTTTGTTTCTTAATCTTTCTTTTTTGTTGGCGACGGAGTCCAGTATCCGATGACCGATGTGATGAGCGGGAGATACATACCTGGGTCTCCTCGTCGCGTGGCAAGCATTCCCATGGAAAACATTAGCACACTCGCTGACATTGCCACTCGTA